GACGTAATCACAGAGAAATGCTGGAAGGGGTACGAAAAAAAGGGCATGAAGACCATGTTCGGAAAACGTGTGCCCAACTGTGTGAAACGTGAAGACATCGACTTCTGTGTGCGTTGTGGCGACATCATAGTGGCGGAAACCTTGAATGAGGACCTCAAGAAATGGTTCAAGCAGAAATGGGTTAGATTCGGTCCCAAGGGCAAGATCAGGGGAGCCTGTGCTCGTGGCAGTGAGAAGGAAGGCAAACCAAAATGTTTACCAGCCAAGAAGGCCTACGCACTGGGCAAGAAGGGCCGGGCATCGGCGGCACAGAGGAAGAGAAGACAGGACCCAAATCCCAACAGGCGTGGTAAAGCCAAGAACGTGGCCACCAAGAAAAAATAGTTTACATACCACGCAAAGTATAATATAATACACGCTTAACAACAGGAGAAACAAATGGCAGTAAGAAATTTCAACGACGCTGAGAAGCAGAAGTTAATACAGATCATATCACAGGGCTCACAGGTACTAGGTGAGGTCGAGGACTTGAAAGGTGGATTAAAAGATACGGTAAAAGCGATAGCAGAAGAACTAGAATTAAAACCAGCACTGATCAACAAGGCCATATCTGTGGCACACAAGGGCAACTACCAGAACATCGCAGACGAGATGGACACACTGGAGAGCATCTTAAACACGGCCGGCAAACTTTAATGTTAGCGAAAGTCAGATCATTCTGGCTTCGTAGTTTTGAGAGTGACCGTACAGCGTTCTACTTCGAACTAGTCAGTTTCATATTCACTGTAGGAGCCAGCCTCACATTGGCGATATCCGCCAGAGATCCCAACATGCTCATAGTGTATCCGGGATTCCTAGTTGGTGCATTGACACAATGTTACGCATCATACAGGCGTGGTGCCGCATGGGTTATGATTTTGACTTTCTACTTCGCGTGTGTTAATATATTCGGATACGGAGTGGCCGCAGGATGGTGGTAAGATGAGTTACATAGACGCATTATTTAAAAAAGACGAGGACAGGATATACGTGGTGGAGCGTGATCCCAAGAAGGGTCGTGTGTTCGTTGAGTATGACGCCAGATACGTGTTCTACTATCCAGACGCTCGAGGCAAGCACAGGTCAATGACCGGTGAGCCACTACAGCGTGTGGTGTGCCAGACCAATAAGGAATTCATAAAGGAACAACGCATAAGATCAAACAAGAAATTGTATGAGAATGACATCAACCCTGTGTTCCGTTGCCTCGAGGAGAACTATCTCGGCAAGGAGACTCCAAAACTCAACGTTATGTTTTTCGATATTGAGGTGGACTTCGATCCAGATCGTGGTTACTCAACGACGGATGATCCGTTCATGCCCATAACTGCCATAAGTTGTTACATGGGCTGGACGGATCAACTGGTCACACTGGCTGTGCCACCCAAGACGATTTCAATGAATGACGCAAAAGAACTCACCAAGAGGTTTGACAACACCATGCTGTTCGAGAAAGAGAAGGACATGCTTGACGCATTCCTACAACTTGTCGAAGACGCTGACATACTGAGTGGTTGGAACAGTGAGGGTTACGATATACCATATACTGTAGGCCGTATACAGAAAGTTTTAAGTGGCGACGACACAAGAAGATTGTGCTTCTGGGGTGAGAAGCCCAAGAAGAGGGTGTTTGAGAAGTACGGCAGGGAGCAGTTGAGTTATGATCTCATAGGCAGGGTACACTTGGATCTACTGGAACTATACAGAAAGTACACATACGAGGAACGACATTCGTTCAGGCTTGACGCCATAGGCGAACACGAACTGGGCGAACGCAAGACAGTGTACGAAGGATCTTTAGATAATTTGTACAAGAATGATTTTGGCCTGTTCATAGAATACAACAGGCAGGACACCGCACTGCTGGCCAAACTCGAGAAAAAACTCAAGTTCATAGAGCTGGCCAACGAGATAGCACACCAGAACACCGTGTTACTACAGACCACGATGGGTGCTGTGGCGGTGACAGAACAGGCCATCGTGAACGAGACACACAGGCGTGGCATGATAGTGCCCGGCAGGAAGTACAAGAAGGAAGGTGAGGAGAACCAACCGGCGGCAGGAGCATACGTGGCCACACCCAAGAAGGGCATACACGATTGGATAGGATCCATCGACATCAACTCACTGTATCCAAGTGTGATCCGAGCACTTAACATGGGACCAGAGACCATAGTGGGACAGATCAGGCCTATCATCACATCAGCGGAGATCAACAGGGCCAAAGCCTCAGGAAAATCATTTGCGGCCGCATGGGACAGCCAGTTTGGATCATGGGAGTACCAGGCCGTGATGAAGCAGGATCGAGCAACGGAAGTTGTCGTGGACTGGGAGGATGGCACCAGCGTGAGGATGAGTGCGGCACAACTTTATGACGTGGTGTTCGACAGCAACAACAAGTACATGTTGAGTGCGAACGGCACAATATTCACTTATGAATACGAGGCAATTATACCAGGTTTGTTGAAGCGTTGGTACGCTGAACGTAAGGAGATGCAGAAGAAGATGCGTGAATGTGGTGACAATGAAATTGAACGGGAGTACTGGGACAAGAGACAGCTCGTGAAAAAAATTAACTTGAACAGTTTATATGGTGCGATATTAAACCCAGGCTGTAGGTTCTTTGATATCAGGATAGGACAATCGGTTACACTAACGGGAAGATGCATAACAAGGCACATGGCCAGCAAGGTTAACGAAGTTGTGGCAGGCAAGTATGATCACTTAGGTGAGAGCGTTATATACGGTGACACTGACTCTGTGTACTTCTCGGCGGCGAAGACCCTCAAAAAAGAGATTGAAGATGGCACGATACCATGGACCAAGGACAGTGTGGTTACACTGTACGATCGTATCGCGGAAGAGGTGAACGGATCATTTAAGGCATTCATGACCCGAGCATTCCACTGTCCTGGAACGCGTGGCGAGGTCATAGCGGCGGGCAGGGAACTGGTGGCCAGCAAGGGACTGTTCATAACCAAGAAGAGGTACGCGGCACTGTATTATGACCAAGAAGGCAAACGCGTGGACACCGAAGGCAAGGCGGGCAAAGTCAAAGCGATGGGTCTAGATCTCAAACGCTCAGACACTCCGGTATTCGTGCAGGACTTCCTAAGTGATCTACTATACATGGTGCTGACCGGTATGACCGAGAAAGAAGTGCTGGAAAAAATAAGCGAATTCAGGGCGGAGTTCAAGGCCAGGCCGGGTTGGGAGAAAGGGTCTCCAAAGCGGGCCAACAATATGACCAAGTACACGGCGGCAGAAGAAGCCAAGGGAAAGGCCAACATGCCGGGACACGTGAGGGCCAGCATGAACTGGAACAGATGTAGGGAGATGTACGGCGACAAGTACTCAATGCCCATAACAGATGGAGCAAAGGTGATAGTGTGTAAACTGAAGTCAAATCCACTTGGATATACCTCCATAGCGTATCCTGTGGACGAACTGCGAATTCCTGAATGGTTCAAGGAACTGCCGTTCGACAGTGAAGCGATGGAGAGCACGATACTGGACCAGAAGATCGACAACCTAATAGGAGTGCTGGGGTGGGACGTGCAGTCAACTGAGACCACGAACACGTTCAACAAACTGTTCGAATTCTAAATACACACATGCTGAGCATAGAAGAGATAAAACTGCTGATAGAGAAACTTCAGAAACTGAAGGACGGCAAGGACTTCAACACCATCCTTGAGCAGAACTTGAAAAAATTAAAGGATCTAGCATATGCTGTAGACGTGAATAACAGTGAGATGATAGATCGGTTGGATAAAACTTTAGATTGGTTCCGCAAAGACCTGGAACAGAAAATACGCAAACCCATCGTGGATCACGGACTGTATAGAATGATCCAGACCAAGATATTCCAATTCTCAAAGACCAATCTATATAACAGTCTAGAAATAGGGCCGGGCACAGGCATGTTCTCCAAAGAGTTTCGTACATGGAGACTAAATTTTTTTGTGGACGTGTTAGTTGAATTAGAAAACAAAATTAGAAGACGTTTTAATCCAGCACATCAAAAATACATCAGATTTTACACAACTGATCGTACATCTTGTGATAAAATTCCAAAAGATTCTTGTAATTTTGTATTCAGTTGGGACACTTTTGTTTTTTTTACACAGGAACACATTAAGCAATATCTCAAAGATATAAAAAGAGTTCTCATAGATGGTGGATATGTTTTCATACAATATGCCGATTGCCATTATGACATAGACCTAAACTTGGCCAAGAGGGGATATTGGAACTACAACACCAAGACCGCAATGACCAAGATAATCAAAGATGAGGGTTATGAGATAGTAGAAATGAACA